AAATAAAAAGGTAATCATATTCTGTAACTTCACAGATTCATTAAATAAAATAGTGGAACACTTTGGAAAGGCAGCTGTTAAAGTCGACGGGTCAATGTCCAAACCTGAAAGACAACATAGTGTGGACTCGTTCCAAGAAAGTGATAAGATAAAAGTATTCGTTGGTAATATTAAAGCCGCTGGTGTTGGATTAACTCTAACCGCAGCTGAAGCCGTTATTATGAATGACTTATCATTTTTACCATCAGACCACGCCCAAGCAGAAGACCGAGCTTACAGATACGGTCAAAAAAACAATGTATTAGTTTATTACCCCATATTCGAAAACACAATCGAAGGAATTATCTACGACATATTAAATAATAAAAAACAAGTGATTGCCACGGTGATGGGGGACAATCAAAACACGACAGACGCTGCGGAAGAAATTTTGAAGAGAATTCATGAAATGCGTCGTTAAATAAAATCTGGATTATTTATAAGAAATGGATAATCCAAAAATATGAAAAAATTAGAAGAAAAAATCCAACAACTTGAAACACAAATACTTGAAAACCACGTTACCAAAGAAAAAGAGTTGTTGATTACTGAAATGAAAAAAATAGGAATAGAAAAATTACCCTATTCTTACTCAGCCCTTAAACAGTTCATCGACCCAGAGACAATGAACTTTCACTATAACAAACATTATAAGGGCTACGTGGATAAACTTAATGACGCTTTATCAAAGAAAAAACACGGAGATTTAGATTTAGAACAAATCATTAAGAACATAAGTCGTTACGACAAAACAATCAGAAACAACGCAGGTGGGGCATTTAACCATGCATTGTTTTGGAACATGTTGACTCCGAAACCTAAAAAATTAGAAGGAGAACTTTACAAGAAAATTACAAAACAATACGGAAGTCTTACCGCCTTCAAGAAACAATTCGATAATGTTGCCAAAGATAGATTCGGTTCAGGTTGGGTTTGGTTAATACTAACAGCCAAGAACACATTAAAGATTATGTCTACTCCAAATCAAGACAATCCTTTAATGAATGTTATTGAAGGTGGTGGGTTTCCACTTTTAGGTTTAGATTTGTGGGAACACGCTTACTACCTAAAATATAGAAACAAAAGAGATGAATATATTTTAAACTTTTGGAAAGTAGTAAATTGGGATTTTGTTTCAAAGATGTATGAGATGAGAACTCAAACAAAACTTACAGAATCGATTAAATTAGAAAAACTTTTAAATGAATCTAAAGACGCAGCATTCTGTGATTCAAGAGAAGTTTTATTTTACAAAGAACTAATTAATAATTCTAAAATAAAAAGAATCTACCAAGACGGAGTAACTGATGTTTTAAGGGATGTATTCCACCAATTTTGGGTTGAGAGTACAAACAAAGAAATGTCAGGATTCTATGGGGTTGAATCAAAAGAAGGAAGGTCAATCTTAAATAACCTAAACACAAACTTCAACGCGTTTTGTCTTTTAACAAGAGCGGTAAACACTCAAATAGAAAACATTGGTAAACCTGAAAAAAAATTTGATTTTTCTAAAAAAGAAAACAGAACCGTAAGCGAAGTTGTGAGATTAATTAAAGCATTAAGTCATTTTAAAAAAGAAATTTTTACAAAGAACAACGAAGAATTTATTAACATAATCAAAGTACTAAAAAAACTTTGGGATAGAGGACAAAAATCTGAAGACAGTGCACTTAAAAAAATCGAAGATTATTTTGAGGGGGGAGCTGAGATAGAAAAGATTGGTGGTCATGGTCAAAAACAAGATGCTCTTAAAGGAATTGATTTGATTGTTAACTTAAACGGTCAAAAATATACCGCACAGGTAAAACCTTACTCATCAATTAATACAGAAGAAGGTAAAATTTCTTTATCAAATACAGGAAATGTTAAACCATATAACGTTGACTGGTTAATTTTTATTAACCCAAAAAACAACAACATTTTAATATTTAAAAACGAACCAATTAAAAATCATAATCAATATGTGTTTAATGAAGATTCATTAATTCACGAAATAGAATAATAAAGATATTTATTTGATATGGCAGCAGTACCAGAACCAGAAAGAAGTAGGATATACACGAGAATCAAACATCAGTTAGGTGCACCACTAAGAAGTGTTGAACTTGAAGATGAAATGATGGACTCATTAATGGAGTTAGCAATTGGGGATTATGAAGAATATATCCTTCAATGGTTAATTGATTCACAATGGGTAAACCTTGTAAATTTAAATATGAACGAAAGGTCTGTGGCAAGAGCGCTTGTTACAAGAACAATGGATTTTGAACAACAATTTTCATATTCATATTCCAAAATTGTAGGACTTCAAACGGAAGGTCCATGGGTTTTAAAGAAAGATTACTTTGTACTTGAAAAAAACCAACAAACTTACGAAATACCTGCGGGACGTGAAGTCAATGAATTATTATGGTTCAGTGACCAAGCATGGAGTGCGTTTGGATTAGGTGGTATGGCAGGTGGTTTTGGTGGTGTTGGACTTGGCGCTAGTGAGGCTGGTTTTGCCCAAATGGGTTACCAAGGTTCTTATTTTATGATGTCAGGTTTTGATTATTTGATTAGAATGCAAGAAGCAAACATCCTTAATAGAATTTTAGGGGGTTCATTAACATATAGAATAACAGGATTACCTGATGGTAAAAGGGCAATTCATTTGTACAATACTCCAGGTGGCAAATTTAACTGGTCTAACTATAATCAATACGTAGGTAAAGCCGTATGGTATTGGTATTATGATGTTGAGCCTGACAGTAGAGCTGATTGTCTCAAAAATAACCCTGACATTATTAAATTACCTACAGATGTTCCTATTGAGGAATTGACTTGGACTGACTTAAATGTTCCTGGTCAACAGTGGGTAAGAAGATGGTTTACTGCCTATTGTAAAGAAACTTTAGCAAGAGTTAGAGGTAAGTATAGTGGTAATTTAAAAACTCCTGATTCTGAAATCGTAATGGATTATCAGAGTTTACTTACTGAATCTAAAGATGAAAAATCTAAATTACTTGAAGAACTCATTGGGGCTGAAGGATGGTTAACAAGAATGAGACCAGATAAAGTAATGGAAAGAGAGGCACTAATTGCAGAAAACTTGAACAAACAAATGAAGTTCAGAGCAATGCCTCGTCAAATATATGTAATTTAATTTTATGGCAATAGTAAAAACAATACCTTCAAAAAGGTTAATACACGGTGAAATAATCAACACATCAGAAGTTTCTGTAGTTTCAGAATTAGATTATAGAACAAATGGTGAAGATTGCATTATTGTTAGAGGAATCGCTCAATCTGTAATTATATTAGATTCAAGAACAACTGACCACGTTGTTGTTAAATCCATGACAAACCTCACAATCAAACCTGATGTAGGTAAGATTGATGAGGATTATGATGAAATCGTTGCCGATAGATACGCTTGTATCGAATTTAGATTTGTTAATGGTAATTGGTATATCTTATCATCAGACGGTCTGAAGAACTCTTAATTTTTCATCCCAACCTTCTTCTGCTAAATCATACATATAATCTGGTTTAAGACCACGTCTTTCCCAATAGTTTAACTCCTGCTCGGTAATATCCAATACGTCTTTATTTAAGTCATCTTGGTCACCATCACCTAATGGGTGTCCATTTATTAATTCACATTGAGCTGTTGTAAAAATACCTCTTTGTTCAGGGTCAGGAACAATCAAACCATTTCTAACTTCGTCTTGGAATACAACCATTAAAGGTTCAATTCTTTTATTAAAAGTTGCTACCGCTCTTGGTACATTGTAATCACCTGTTAAGTCAGGGTCTTTATCCAAGATGTCTTTGTCTAACATATAACAGTTTACCATAACACCATCAGTAATTGGTTTTGCTTTAGGGTTATTAAATAAATTTACTGTGTTAGTATCTTTAATTTGTTTTACAGTCATCTTTTGAACATCTCCTTGTGATGCTTTAGTTCCATTATTAACATACATGATTACATCACCTAAATTCACACCTAACCCATCTTGTATTGCCAATTCCATGTGAGCCATACGGGACATCGAATTACCAGCTTTAGTCTTTGTTGTTAATCTTTTCTTATATTCATCAAGAGTTAATTTAACTTTAGCCCTTTGAGCAATCTTACTTAATGGAACTTTCTTATCAAATATCTTTTGTAGATATTCATAATAGTATTCAACAAAGGCTTTACCATCACCTTGTAATAACATCTTAATACCTTTATCCAAGAACTCCTCAATATATAATGGAAGTTTCTTTGACTTAATGGAATTGCCAGTCAACTTTATCTTTCCTTTGGCGTCCATAACAGCGTAATTTTTTCTGGCAAGATTTATACACGATGGCCACACACCATCCGTATCTAACGCCATCTCACCTCTCATGAATATATCGTTATACTCGGCAACATCAGCTTCAGGCCCATAATACTCCTTACCTAACTTAACCTTCCAATTCAAACCACGACCAACATAAACTCGGTCTTTAGCGTCATCAGGAGTCGAGAAGTTTACACCGTCCGTATCCATTACCAATGGAACGTATCCTTTGGTCATAAAAAATTTAATCATCTGACGAAGATATTGTCTACCAGTACAAGTAATTTGTTCCCCCATATACATGTCACCCCAAGCATAAACTTGAGGAGCAGACAACGCACCGAACATCGAGTTAATAAAGATTTTAATCGGTAATTGTTTGTTACCAAATGTTGCCGACTTCTTAGGGTCACTAACATAATATTGTTCTGCAAGTTCTTTATACTTAATACGAGTATCACGAAAATACTTCAACATTCCTTTCATCGCACCTGTTACATCACATTCAGGGAAAACATCGTGTACTAACTGAATAGAAGGGTATAGAGACGAGAAATCGAGCTTCAGTACGTTCTTACTATAACCAACCTTAAGTAGTCGAGAAAGACCTCCTACGAAGTCTGTCTTTGATTGTTTGGCAGGAATAGCTAAACCATGTTTATATGACCAAGCAAGCATCAACATCTTCCATAAAGTTGCAGTACCCATGGTTGATACTCTTTCATATGTTGTTGGAATCATTGCTGCAAGAAGGAATGAACCTTGGTTGAATTCAGTATCAACTTTTAACGTTTCGTCTAAGTCATCATCCAAATACCTCTCAACAATGTTGTCACCCGTTGTTTTAATATAAACACCAGGGAACTTAACATCTAAGTCCTGATACTCAGTAGCCTTCTTATACTTACCATTCTGAACGTTCAACCAATACTCTTCTTTGTTGGTATACATCTTACCAATACTTTAGTGTTCAATATACACACGGTCAGGTGCTTCGGCATTAATAAACTTGGTAATGTATTTCAAACCCGCAGCTTTAATACTTGAGTTGATTGCTTGAGCTCTACGAACCGCATGAATAATGTCGATTACGTTATAACCCCAAATAGATGTCTGAACATATTCCTCCACCTCATTCGCAAGTTTTAACATACTGTCCTTTCTTGTAAATGAATGTTGGGGATGTAATGAACGACAAACCTTTCTTGGGTCGACACCTAATATTTTACATCTTTCAAATATCCAATGCCAGTCAAAGTTTGCTGAATTGTAACCACCAATAATACTTGGTTTGATTTCATCAATAACTCTAAAGAATTCAATGATTGCCGTCTTCTCTTGAGACTCATCAATACATTCAATTACTTTATGAAATCCTTTATTGGTTTTAATTCCAATCATAAAGATACGACCGTCCTTAGGCTCAAGAGCGGTCGTCTCTAAGTCAAATACAAGTCTTGTGACTTGCTCGTAGTCTTCATATCCTTTAAATAATCTTTTTTCTTTTGAAATAAGGTATTGTTCTACAGGAGGTAGAATCATTATCTTTTCTTTGGCCTTATCACCCCAAGGGTCACATCCACCATCTCTAAAGAACTGAATAAGTTCTCTATAACCTTTGAGCGATTTAACGATAAACGTCAAACCGTTATTAAGTCTTTCATTGCCCTTAGTATCAAGTTTGTCAATCATGATTCCGTATTTGGTCATCGCCTCTTTCTGAGCGCCTTTGGAACCGCTATAAAAATTTAGGTTACGTAAGTCACCAACCCAAGCAAATGGAATGAATGTATCCTTTCGGATTTCTTTTCCTTTACCAGGTGTTTCTTTAATTTTGTAAATTGAATTTGATGCGTAGTCGAACTCGATTGCGACTATAAATTCTTCGGGGTCGTTTCCGTGTAGGAACGATTCTATTTCTTCGTTAGAAATCATATTATATATTTTAGAGTGGTCTATTAGCTTTCACACCATGTGAAATTTACCTTCTCTAATAAATATAAAAAAAATGAAACTCTATGTCAATTAACAACAAGCTGTTTCAGAAATAAAACTTGGTTGAATATTAATGTATAACTCTTCTCTTATTGGTAGAATAAGATTTCCTTCATCATTCTTAATTAGAAATTGACCGTTATATCTACCAGGAGTGTTTGTATCTCTTGAAGTAAATTTAAAATAGATATAATACTCAGGTGTTGCACCTAAAGGTAATATTAAGTTTACAATCTCGCAAGGGGCTGAAACTATTTTAGGAATACCAGTTTCAACATCAATCATAGTGAAAAATATTGTAGAAACTTCTAAGTCCTGCAT